GAAGCAGAAGAAAAAGAAACAACAACGATGGGCGGCATTATCCTAACTGGGACACCTGATGACGATCAATCATCTAAGCCAGCAACTGTATTGGCTGTAGCCGATAGCGTCGAAGACGTGGTGGTTGGTGATGTCGTATACCTGAGTTGGGCTAATAGTATTCCCATTACTGTAGAGGGAAAGAAACTAAATATCGTTCCTGCTGAGAATATTAAGGTTGTATTGTAGTTGACTTATATTGAGCAATGTAGTATAATAAACTCATGTTATTGATTGCTCGGATCTGGTTGTTATTTTGGTTGGCGTTTGCGGTTGATAATCAAGACGACCTTTATGGCGTTAGAACGTCAATGCGAAGATTCGAAGAATGTAGAAGACTTGTTGGAGATAATGATGTTTAGTAAATTTATGAAGACACGTGCCGCTATCGGCTTTGGTTTAACGATCGGTCTTGTTGGGCTGGTCGCTGGTATTGTGATGTTTGATCCTGTACAAATAGTGGTAAGTGTTACACTTATCGGTTGCGAAGTAGACCAATGGTTGAAACGAGACAAAGCGTAAATATGTGAGGCAATGGGGAAGTCTCAACGAGGATCACGATAGAGCCAAAAGCTCTGTGACACGTGATCGAAGAACCACTTCTTTTGTTATTTAATTCGGTGATATTTTATGAGGTATTGTATGGTTTATAATCAATTTAGTCGTGACGAATTGCGCGATCTTCTTGTCGCGAATGTACTACAAGTTACATTCGACAAACTGAACGGTGACGAGCGTGTTATGACATGTACTCTTAAACGTGACATTCTTCCAGCTGCTGTTGCTTCTAAAGTTGATGGCGACACTAAGAAAGCTGCGGAAACTTCTTTGTCTGTTTGGGATGTTAATGCTAATGGCTGGCGATCTTTCCGTATGGATAAGATTAAATCTGTTGCTCATGTTGACTCGGAAGTTGAAGCATAATGAGCCTTGATGTCATTGCAGAAGAAGAAATGGTTGATGTCTCGTTTCCGAAACCCCAAGCTGACGGCACATATGCTGACGCTAAAGGTGGCACGGAAATGATGGCTGAACGGATAACTGATATCTTAGAAAGGAATGGGCTTGATGATAAGATCAATGTGATCCATTCTAGAGTTCGTGAAGATAGTATTGATCTTTCTAAAAAGAACATTCTTCTTCTGCATGACACTTGTGATGATCCAGAAGCTGCCCATCTAAGTAAGCCGAGCAGCAGGAATAAGTTTGATAAAATTGTATTTGTGAGCAATCACCAGATGCAATCATTCCACTATCAACATGCTCTTCGCTATAAAGAAACGCATGTTATCCACAATGCTATCGATCCAATCGTGTTGACCGAACCAAAGCCAACCGAGCGAATCAACCTAATCTATCACACAACTCCTCATCGCGGTCTTGAGATTCTTGTTCCTTGCTTTGAGTGGATATGTAATCACTTTAAAGATCAGGTGGAATTACACCTTGATGTGTATTCGTCATTCAATGCTTATGGTTGGGCAGATAGAGATATCCCATATAAAGGTGTGTTTGAAAAGGTTGACTCTCATCCAAATATGACGTATCATGGTTATCAGCCTAATGATGTTGTGCGTGAAGCTCTAAAACAAGCACATATCTTTGCATATCCTAACATTTGGCAAGAGACTTCATGTATTGCTGCTATAGAAGCTATGAGTGCTGGATGTGAGATTGTTTGTCCTAATCATGCAGCATTACCAGAAACGACTGCTGGGTTTGCGACAATGTATCAGTATCATGAAGATCCCAATAGCCATGCGCATGAATTCATTGAGACATTGGTCAATGCCATACACAGCCATCGCTCTGCTGGACAGCAAAGTAAGTTGGAAATGGCTAAAGTATATATTGACAATTTTTATAATTGGAGTTACAGAGAGAGTGAATGGCTCCAACTGTTTAGTAAGCTACTGAGAGAATAAATTATGAAAGGTACGACTGCTGGATCATTGAGATATGATATGTCTGGACGTAAGCGTAAAACAAAGGCATTAAATACAACAAAGAAGTATAAGCCTGCATTCAGAGAGATGCCAGTTAAGGCAGTGCCATACCGAAGAGAGGAGCAGAATGATTATAAGTCTGCTCCACTCACTCCCCCATCGTCTAACGTTCAAGTCGACGATTCATACAAGCGCGAAGTATCAAAGAATTACACCGTATCAATAGCATACAATAAAGGTGGATACATGGTCGTGCCCAACTCTGATTTAACCCATATCGGCAGATAGATCAAAAAAAAAGGTTGACATCCTACATAGACTATAGTATACTTGTTGTTCAAATTGAGTGAGATTAAGATTATGGCTAAAGAACCTGAAAGTTACGTCCGCAAGAAGATCCGTAAACCACGTAAACCAATGTCAGCTGAGCAAAAGGCAGCTGCCGTAGAGCGTCTGGCTAAAGCTCGCGAAAAGCGTATGCTTGAGAACCCACCAACCTATAAGAACATCCACCAAAATGTTCTTGACCTCCCGACTGATGATCCGCTCCACATGTCTAACGTGAAAGAGTGGATCAAACATCAACGTGAAATTGCCTCGGCTGAGGGTAAGAACGACCGTGCTGGTATTAAGGGTGCACTTGCCAAGAAGATTATGGCTGAAGGTTATGCCCGCAACCTGCAGCGTTATCTTGAAAGCGGTGATTGGTGTGATATGTTCTGGGGTAAAGATCGACAGAACAGGATGGGTGAAGTCTGTTTAACTCTTGCATATGATGCGCAAGGCAATCCGAAACGCACTCAAGGTGTATTTTATCCAGACCTTGGTTATGTTTGGGGCGTCTCTGAAGATAAAGGTGGTATGCCTGCTGACTGGGGTGACACACAAGAAGCGGCTGTTGAGCAACCGATTGTTGCTGCTGGGTTATCTAACTTGGAGGACTTCTTTGGTGAGTAAAGGTAATGTAATTGATTTAACTTCAAGACTTAGACCAAAGCCTGCTACAGCTCAGGAGCAATATGATGAGTATCAAGGTGAGACTGAAGAGATAGTTCAGAAGTGGATCAACTATCTCCTTGATGAGTTGATGGAAACTGATGTTGCGGATGACTCTCAAACGTTTGCCCGTGACTTTGTTTTCATAACCGAAGCAATACGATCACTAGTCTATCGAAACAGAGGCGAGGGGCATATGTTCCAACACGTAGCTGATAAGATGATTGCTGTAGAGATTGACGAAGAAGATGATATGGTTTATGCTCAATGGATGTTGGATGTTGATGAGAATATCCCATTCCCAGTAGACCCTGCGGATCCTGACTACGACCTCCCTGATAATGATAAAGGAAAATAGCATGTTATTAGAATTTATGTATGGGTTTTTGTTATCATTTGCTATTATACTATCAATCATCACAGCCACTATTATAGTTACTAAAACTTGTTTGTGGATCAACCGAAGATTATAATCAATGCTTAGTCCTTTACTGTGTACTCTTTGTTTAACGATGGCAGAACCAATGTCAACATTAGACAAACTAAGACAAGATTATGATATGGAGTGGACAATTCTATACGGTAAGAAGTCATATTTCCATATTGATCTGAGCGATAAAGACTACTTTGAAATAACATTCACTAAGCATTTTTAATAGGGCATATATGATCAGCTATAGCACAAACTGGATGGGACCAATTGCCACTCGTTGGTACGAAGATAGAAATATTCCGTTTGAGATCAGAGAAACTTCGGGTAAAATACTGCCTAAAACTGAGTACAAACACTACTTGGAATCATATTCTTGTGGTCGTATAGACATCTATGGTTTAGATGAGAGTGAGCATTGGGGCGGTAAGTCTGAGTACAGCGTTGCTCCAATGCGAACTGAAGATTGGAATGCTTTAGGTGAATGGCTATATAAATTAGAGTCGTCTGTTCTCCTAACATATAGAGAACTGATCAGTGATTTTGAAAAAGAATATGGTCGAGGAATACGGTGGAGTATAAGATGAATAAAGAACAAATTAAAGAATTTTTCATAGGATTATCTTTACTTATTCTCTCACCAGTCTACGTGCCTTTAGGTCTTCTCTGGGGCGCTCGGTATGAGATCCTAGATTTCTACATAGACTGCTTTAGAGCACTTACATTTAGGGGCTATGATAGTGATCACTGATAAAGACATAGCCTTAAATTATGTAAAATCGTTATACGATATAACGGCAGAAGAAGCGGAATCTTTGTATGAAGATGAGATACAAGAAGCTATTAGACTTCAAAAACTTGGACTGCTGCCTTGGGTTGTAAAAGATGATAAACCTGAGCCTGATTGGACAGACGATGAGTTCTATGAGGGCGCTTGGAGTTGGGTAGACGAGTGTGAAGTTGATGAGGAAGATAAAGATGAAGCATCCTGATAGTTGGGTCGTACTGAAGATAACCGCAGAGACTGGTGTCATCTACAAAGTCTTAGCAGGATGGAGCGGTAGTTATCTTGATGGTTATTCTTGGCGATTGAATAGTGGTATCAACATAGTATTTGAACGAAAAGATCAAGTAGACTTCTATGGTAATAGTGGATCATTATATGTTTGTAAGAAAGGCACATACGGACTAAGAATGGGTACATCAGGAATCTACAATGATATAGTATCACGCTTTGGCGACAAAGTAGAGATGATGCCTGAAGACACAGATTGGAAAAATTTATTATGACAGATCGTGAAGAATTAGAAGCAATGAATAAGATCAATCGCCTTGAAGTGATAGACCAAACAGGTCGTGCGTATGTTCATTACTTGGGTGAAAACGAAAGTGTTCGGTATAGTCTACAGGATGATAATCGAACACTTAAAATCTTTGTTGATAAGTTTGGGAGTGTTGCTCGTGACAATGCCTGATGAAAGAAGATATGCTGTAAATAATACTAGGCAGTTTCTATTGGACTTATTAGATCCAAAGAAAACTCCAAGAGTACCAAGTGCAGTAAGAAAAGAAGCAGGTCGATGTCTTAGACATTATCCAGGAGAATACTATATGTTAAAAGCCTCAGAGCAAGCACCTGAAATATTTGGGGATTGGGATGACTTCTACGCCAAAGAGGAATGGAATAATGAATAAGAAAACAAGATTGCATGTGAATCAGCATAACGTTCGTCACAACAAGAAGAACCCTGATGATTTGCGTCCACCTTTGACTGTAAAGGATTACACCCAAAACAGGAAGTGTTACACGGCTGATCTAAAACTCCCAGACGGAACTGTGGTGGCCAAACTTATCAGCCAACCCAATAAGCCATTATCCTGCGGTGCGACCGTTTGGATAGAAACTGAACTGGAAGTCGTTACATACGACGAGTGTGAGCTATGAAGAAAGGTTTGAAGATACCGATGAAAAGTGCCGCTGAATTTGACGCTTTGACATCAGCCAGAAAATTTTATTGCTATTTACAGAAATCAGGTGTTGCTAAAAAGATCAAAAGAGGGTATAATAAGAGATTCAGAAGCAAAGGTAAAGAAGAAATGCGTGATGAATCAAGATACCTTAATAAGGATCATTCTCTGACAATAGAGCAGAGAAAGGCAATAGAAGATATAGAACGTAAACTAGAGAAATGAGTTGAGTTATGATTTTATTAGATTTGAACCAAGTGATGATCTCCAACATGATGAAGCAGTTGGGTGTGAGCGGTCAAGTATTTGAAGAGGGGCTTGTGCGCCATATGGTGTTGAATAGTATTCGTGCATACAAGAATAAATTCGGCAAGGAATATGGTGAAGTGGTTATCTGTTGTGATGACAGAAACTACTGGCGCAAGGATGTGTTTCCTTACTACAAAGGACATCGTAAGAAAGATCGAGAGAAGTCTTCGATTGATTGGGTTATGGTATTTGAGGCTCTTAATCGTATTCGTGAAGAGCTGAAAGAGTTCTTCCCATACAAGGTTGTTCAAGTGGAGCGTGCCGAAGCTGATGATATCATTGGTGTATTGGCTACAAGATATGGTACATGGCTCAATAACGAAACCACCGAGCGTATCCTTGTATTGTCTGGAGACAAAGACTTTGGTCAGCTTCAGAAGTATACTAACGTTGATCAGTATAGTCCTGTCCTGAAGAAGTGGATCCGTATCAACGATGCCCGAGCTTTTTTGCGCGAACATATTATGCGTGGCGATCGTGGTGATGGTATTCCAAACTTCTTATCTAATGACAGTTGTATTATGACTGGCGAGCGACAGAAGCCAATCCAAGCTAAGAAGATTGAAGACTGGATTGACAAAGAGCCTGAACAGTTCTGTACTGATGTTATGTTGAGAAACTATCGCAGGAACGAACAATTGGTTGATCTGGATCAGATACCAGCAGAGATTGTTTCTAAAATAAATGAAGTTTTTGATACATATGAGGTTCCGAAGAGACGTGGTCTCTTAAATTACTTTATTAAATATAAGTTGAAAAACCTTGTAGAACATATTGGAGAGTTTTAATGGTTAAGAAGTTTTTTATGACAATACTGCATGAGATGTATGCTATTAAGCAAGACCCAATCACGCATCTCGCAGGATTTTGTTTCTATTTCGGTCTAGGTTTTGGTGGTGTGCATCTACTACACTGGCTTGGGCTATTTTAGTGGAGGCATTATTCACAGCGGTTCTCGGTACATCCAGCGTATTGATTGGGATGTACCATGAGAATCCAATCGCTTTGTGGACAGGTTATATATGCATCGCAATTGCTATCTGGGAATGGTATGACGATTTGGAAGATGCGGATTATTGATATACCTAAATAAAAAAGACACCACTAACCTTTGAATGAAATGATAGGCATTTAATACAATGAAATATGAAACGTTCCACGACATCTTTGTTAAAGTCGGAGAAGCAAAAACAAGAAAAGAAAAGATTGCGGTCTTGCAAGAGAATTCAAGCCCAACACTAAAAGCAATCTTGGGTTACACATACGATCCGAATGTAGTGTGGGCGCTGCCTGACACCGATCCTCCGTACACTGTATCAGAAGTGTTAGACCAAGAAAAAAGACTTGTCCAAGAATCCAGAAAGTTTTACTTGTTTGTAGAAGGGATAACTGAAACGCAAAGAAATATAACTGCAGTCAAACGCGAGCAGATCTTTATCACTCTGTTAGAGTCTATTGATCCTAAAGACGCAAAGGTTGTTCTGGCTATGAAGAATCGTAAATTGCCATACAAAGGTCTTACACGCAAACTTGTAGCAGAAGCATTCCCAACTATTTCCACAAACTGGTGAAAGGAAGATAAGAGTCTAATATGGCTAAAAATATCAAGCGGTACAGTCAATACATTGAAGAAAGCGACGACTTTGGTCGGAAGAAGAAACTGAAAAAAGAATCACGCCACAACTATAAGGTTGAGCTTGAACAGTCTATTGATAATGAATTATGGGATGAAATGAATGACGACGAAGACAGCGATAATAATAGGTAATGGCACAAGCCGTAAATCTGTAAACTTAAAGCAGCTCTCTTCATCTAGTAAGACATATGGGTGTAATGCTCTGTATCGCGACTTCCCAGAACTAGATTATCTCGTAGCAATTGACGAAGCTATGATCACCATAATAAAGAATGTTGATTTCTCAGAGACAAACACATCGGTGATCATACCACCCGAGAACGAGAGATGGGAACATTCTGACTACAACCCCCAGCGGAGACGATCTAATGCGGGTATGTGTGCGATGACCGAAGCTATTCGTCATGGTTCTCAGATGCTGTATTGTTTGGGGTTTGATTTCGTATTAAACGGAAAGCAATCTATAGATAATATCTACTCAGGCACTCCACATTATGACCAGCCATATGCGTCAAATGAAAGCGACAATTTTTATCGTGTGAAGTATTTACAGTGGTTCGTCAATCAAAACTCGAAAGTTACGTTCGTGATGATTATCCCAGATACTGCTCCTGTATCCAAATACATAGCTGAACTGGGCAAGTTGAGAAACGTTATCTTCATTAGAACATCAACCTTTCTTAAGAAACTGAAAAGCGTAGAGGAATAACATGTCTGTAGAATGGCAAATAATCTTTGTAATGTTTATAGCGATCTCAACATACCTGTCATATAGAACAGGACAGAGAATTGGTATTGAAGATGGAGTTGAAGGAATACTAGTGCACCTAGAGAAAGCTGGATTCATTGATGTTGATGATGACGGTGAGATCTCCGCCGCATCGGGAAACGGTAAAAATACCGAAAAATAACTAATAAAGGGCTTGCCCCAGTACCTAAATTGTACTATAATATAGGTTCTATAAATGGAGAGACGTATGAGAGCAGCCCGAAGAATGCAGTCCCAGTCTAGAAACCTACAGCGCCAGTCAGCGCAGCGTAGAATCGCTAACATGAATATCACCCCCATTACCGTTAAACCTGTCCCTGAAGCTCCCTCGAAGCCTGCCTCGCCCGAATCATGAGCAGCCACCTAATTGCGCTCACTGGTGCGATCTATCTCTATGTCGGTCTAGAGCAGTGGTTCAAGTTCCAAAACACCGCTATGTTATTGACTTATATAGGCTATGCGTTCGCAAATATCGGCTTATACCTAATGGCTAGTAAATAGCCCATATACAAAAAAGTTATATCCTTATACAAAAATAGTCTAAAAAAAGACAAAATAAGTGTTGTCTTCTGCCCCATAATCCAGTATAATAGCTGTATAAATTGATGAGAGAGACCTTTATGAGAACACGATTTGTATTAGATACCGAACCAACCCTTAGTGATTGGAATGATTTTGACACTCAGGTTAAGGAATTGCGCCGTACAGCCATTGCTGATTATGCAACGATGCTTGACGGTCGTGAGCGTGGTGAATTCACCAATGATGAATACTATAACTCGCAATTAAAAGAATACGGTGATAATTTTACGATTAGTAATCGTGGTAGCAAATACGTTAAGTTGATTAATGGCGGAAGCGTGTGGGGTTTTGTTGTTAAAGAAGATAGCGACAAATTCAAACGTGGTGATATTCTTAAAGCCGCATCTTGGAACGCACCAGCTACTAACAAGGCTCGTGGTAATATCTTTGAAGAATATACTGTGCAGTGGACTGGACCATTATATCTATGATTGAAACATTAGAGATGGTTGTGTGGTATGGTCTACACTCTTTGGCGGCTCTTTCTTTTATTGGGCTTGTTTGGCTTGGATATCTAATCTGGAAGTATTATTAATGGAAAAAGAAGATTTGATTGAGTTGTTCCTTATACTGACTTTGTTTGTCATAGCAGGTAATCTTGCGGCTGATTTTATGAATATAGGAGCGCAGTATGTATAACGGTTTGACGATGTGGAAAGAAGTCACTGACTGGGGAGACAATACACCCAATCACACTTATGTGTTAGATGGCAAAGGGTGGCTTGTTGCGTATATCAAGCAAGGTTCTACTGACCTTATCCACTTCAGTAAACCAATGAAAAAGTTTTCAAAATCTCGTAGAAAGTTTATTAAAATTTAAAGGTGAAGAATAATATGATGAATGGTAAATTGCGGTTTAATGATGATTTTGATAATGAGTTTGTGAACATGTCTATGTGGGATCAGCTCGGCAAGATCCTAGATTCAAAGTCGGCATCTGAAGTGGTAGATGTCAAACGGTTCCGTGCTGTGAATACGGTGAAGACTGATGACGGTGTTACGATGACTGTCACTGCTCGTGAAGCGCAGAAGATTAAAGATGTTCTGTTATGCCTGAAGACTCCTGTTCGTGCTAATGTTATTAAGCAGCTACAGATGTCGCGTGGTATGACAAACATGTTGAGTATGGTTCAGAAGACATTGGAGAAATAGAGAGTGCAGATAACGTACAAAGGATATTGTGCTCTAGGTGGTGAATCTAACCCCAGACTTTGGTCGAGAGCTGTATATTTGGGTAAGCACTATATGCACACTTCGTATTACTTAGGTTATCACTAAAAGAGGAAAATGAGAATGAAATGGGATCCATGGGATAACGGAAACATTGCTTTAATTATAGGTGCCCTTGTGGTATTAACAGTAACCGTTCCACACTTAGTCGTATGGCTTATACAATAAGGAGAATAATATGAGTGGTCAAACTCATGGCGGTAAAGGCAGTAAACAGAGACTAACTGACACCAAGAAGTTTAGTGATAATTATGATGCTATCTTCGGCAAAAAAGATAAAAAGGATTTGCCGTCTGGTGTCGATGATTGTGCCACAGCAAAAGCGGAGAGCGCAGCTAATGAACGGGAAAAACGATCCAGTTAAGAAGAATATGGATAAGTTCCATAAACCCTCAACCCATCCTGATAAGAAAAAGGAATCTAAAAAGAATCCTCCCAAAGAGGATCGATTCAGAGAACCTTGGCACAACAGATCGTAGGCAATTATTTACGGTTGATTAATAGTCTATTTAAAGGTATAATGTACTATATATTATGAATATATTTATTTTAGATAATGAACCAACTACTGCGGCACATCTACATTGCGATAAGCATGTGGTGAAGATGATACTTGAAGCCGCGCAGATGTTGTCAACAACGCATCGAATGTTGGATGGTACTGAGGTTATTGGACGTAGTCCAACTGGGCGCAAGCAGAAGCAGTATGTTCTTGCGGATTCATTAAAGAGCCTGTTATTGTATAAAGCGGTTCATATGAATCATCCATGTACGGTGTGGACAAGGATGTCCCTACAGAACTACAATTGGCACTATGAACTGTTTACTGCCCTTTGTGATGAATACACCTACAGATATGGTAAGGTACACGAGACGGATCGCAAGCTGAGAGAGTTACTTGCTGAGCCACCAAAGAATATTGATGACATTGGACTGACACCATTCCCCCAATGTATGCCAGATTATTGTAAGAATGCGGACACGATTGAAGCATACCGTTCGTATTACTTAAACGAGAAAAAGGACTTCGCTAGATGGACAAAGCGCAGTCAACCAAATTGGTTCCATTAGAGGAGCTAATATCACACTCTACGATCCTGTGTAGTGTGATCAATAAAACTAAAGATAGGAAAGAAAAATGAATACTTTAAAAACAAGCATGATCGCATTAGTTGCGTTATTTATTTCAGCTACTGCATCTGCAGACAGCTATGTTGTTTACGAAAACGATGTAGCGTTTGATAAGTTCGATTCTCTCGGCTCTTTTGATGATACTCGAAGCGACATCCGCATCGGTACATCTGTTGGCAATGGCTATGTTGAGTTAGGTAAGTTTGGTAATGGTTTTAACTTTGATGCTGGTACATCAGCAGAAGCTGGTGTTCAGAAATCTGTGGGCAACTTCACATTCAAAGCTAAAGTAGAAAGTTTCCATGTTGACGATTGGTCACACAAACTTGAAACTAATGTTAAATACAAGTTCTAAGTTTAGATCGTAAAAAGGGAGGGGAGGCGTTTTGTCTCCCCTTTTTTGTTGTTGGAGAGCAATGGTGAAGTATTTACTTTTGCTAAATAAGATTATACTATGATACATTATTGGATTTATTATGCCGTTATACGATTTTTTAGACACAGTCACTGGCGAGATCGAAACCAAGCTGTTGTCTATATCAAGCAGGGAAGAGTTCTTGGAACAAAACCCACACATCAAACAAGTGATCACCCAAGCACCAGCATTGGTGTCGGGCACATCCACTACAAATAAAGATGCAGGTTGGAACGATAACCTTTCACGCATTGCTGACGCACACCAAAATACTGTACTGGCTGACAAGGTCGGTGGACGTACTGTCAAGCAATCTAAAATCAATCAAATAGCTAAGAAACACCAGAAGCGTGTTAAAGATAAGGAAAATAATACATCGTAGTATATCAATCCACTAACCGAAATTAATCCACAAGGAGACGCTATGTCATCCACTTTTGCACGCAACAAAAATATAACTGAGTTCGACGATTATATTGATAAGAGGCAGAAGAAAAAAGATAAAAAGGCAAGGGGAGCAAGAAACAGACAGTCAGTGGGGCTAACGCTCCGCGAGATCCAGCCTTTGACGGATACGCAGCGAGATGTTTTTAGATCATACAACAACGGTTACAACAACGTTCTACACGGGTGCGCTGGCACAGGTAAGACGTATTTATCATGTTACTTAGCAATACGTGACATCATGGAAAAGATAGACCAAAAGCAACAACTGATCATCGTAAGAAGCGTTGTTCCATCTAGAGATATGGGCTTTCTTCCTGGATCGATCGAAGAAAAATCCAAGGTCTATGAAGCACCATACGAAGCAATCTTCACCGATCTATTTGGTAGAGGTGACGCATATCAAGTCCTGAAACAAAAACAAAAAGTAGTATTCACAACAACGTCTTTTGTCCGTGGTCAAACATGGGATGACGCTATCATTCTTGTCGACGAATTCCAGAACCTTTCATGGGGAGAACTAAACACTGTCATCACACGAGTGGGTGAGAACTCAAGAATCATATTCTCGGGTGACGGTAAGCAGGACGATCTATCAAGCGAGCGGTACAGTACTGAATCAGGCTGT